GAGTTTCAATTTCGATCATTCTACCAAAGTACAGACGAAAAGTCAAGCCCTGTTTTCCATTTTTTTCAAAAAAAGCGTCAACTTTTTGTTTTTCCATCTCTAGTAGTATCTTTGAGACATCTCTTTTGAAGAGATATTCTCTCTGATTCTTTTTTATCTTCCAATCCTCGTATCTCTTGGATGCTTGTATATCAAACAATCCACCCCATCGTTCTCCAGATACAAAATTAGCAACTAAAAAATCTATTATTTCCTCGCGTTTATAGTCTCTGGCAAGTTTCTTTATAGATACCATGTCTTTTCTTTTACGAAAAGTCTCTGGTTTTACTCTAACCTTGCCCTTATACTTCACTACATCATACGACTTGGTAGTGAAATGAAGTTTAATCGCTAGGTATAGTTTATAAACTTCATAAGGTTCAATCATATAGGTAACTTACAAGACTTCTGTCCCTTAACTAAGTTAAGTCCAATTGCTTCTGCTTTGATTTTTTCCTTTAGAGATGCTGTAAGTAATTTCTTAACACTCTCTATTTCGATTTCATTTCTGCCACAATATTCAACAAGAACATCAATATAATTTCCCGCCTGAACAGCTTTCTTTTCTATGTGTTGTGAGAACTCAGCTGATGTATGAAACTCTTTAGTGACCATGAATACATCACTAACCTTTTCTTCTTCTTTGTCATTGTCCACTATCAATTTTGGCATATTTTTCTTCCACTTTTCTTAAATCTTTGTTTACATTATGTAATATTTGTTCTTCTTCAAAATCTTGTTTCCATTTTTTGATATATGCTATAACATTATATGAAGGTTCAATGTATGGTTTTTCACATTCTGTTATTTCTGCCTCGCCAGGCTTATCGAATTCATGAATGAAATCATGGTCAAATGCCTTTGCGATATCCAGTATACTCACTGGATTACCAGAACCTAAATGAACATTTCTTGGTTTACTTTTTGTTGTTAACAATTTTAGTATACCATCTATGACATCGTGTATGTGAGTAAAGTCTCTCTGTTTTCTACCACTACCAAAAACTCTAAGAGGAGTTCCCTCTTCTACGCATTTTTTAAATGCTCTAACTACAGTACTATATTCACCGTAGTCTGCTTCTCGCGGGCCATATACATTATAGAAATACAACATGTGATATTCCAAATCATATATTTTATTATAGAGTTGTAAGACTTCTTCATTTACACATTTAGAAAAAGTATAAGGATTATCTTGATGATGAAGAAACTGAGTACTAGAAGAAGCAGCGAAAAACAAAGGAATTCGTTCTCTTCTTGCATACTCAGCAACAACCATTGTTGAATTAAAGTTATTTGTGATTGTCCCGAATGGGTCTTTCTGAGATAACCTAATTCTAGGCGTGGCGGCTAGGTGAAATATTGCGTCAAACTTTCCAACTGGAATTGCTGATGCAACATCTTGATGTAAGTACTCTACATTCTTACTGTCGAGTTTAGTCTTCCCAGTTCTCATATCATCTATGACAAGAACATTTTGTCCATGTAGGAGTAATGCTTCTACTAAGTGTGAACCAATAAATCCACACCCACCTGTCACGATAAAATTATGAGTCTTGTTTGTCATTAATAACTCGCGGTATAGAATATATGTCTATCTATCTTTACTGTTTTCGCCATGTGTTGCGCCCATGTCGGTTCCACATAATCGGCATGATAAAATAAACTACCTTCAGTGTTATCTTCATACCTATCTTCCCAAACATCTATTGACAATTCAATAATTTCTTCATATATGTCGAAATCGCGTACTATGTCGGGTTTACCATCACAGTACCAACTGAACTGACAACGATGCCTGATTGGAACCATTTTTGTTTCATCTCTCCAAGACGGTTTGTGGTATCCTTGATAAACAACGCCACAAACTGTGTTTGGATATGCATCACTTTTAACACGATTCAAGGTTACGAAAGCAACTGCAAGTTTACCTTCTTTGCTTTCGCCCCTTGCTTCATGATAAATGTTAACTGCAAGACAAGATATTTCTCTATCGATGAAGATTATTCCTTCGTCAACAACTAAAACCCTGTCTTTTTCGATGAAGTAGTCATTCGCATCTACTGGTATCAAACAAAGTGATACAGCACATACGGCGGTCAAAAACCAACTGTACATTTGAAAGTGTTAGTTTGTTAAAACGGCAGCTTATCAAATGCAGTATCAAGAAAATCTAACCAAGATTTTCGGTCTTTAATCCATGCTCCAACTACAACTCCGATAATGAGTCCTGTAATTAACCACATATCTTCCTCCTTCTCTTTATGAGATAAAAATGGGGACTTCTGTTGATAGGCGTCCCCGAACCCCGAGCAGACTACGCCGCTAAAGCGTATCCCTCATAAGCAGTATCTTCTTCTGCGTTTATAGTTTTGTCGCACTTACGGCAGCTCCATTTCCGAACTCTCCACTCCTCTAGTAAGTTCCAGTCGATCCTATTCGCCCCCTTAGTCGAGTCTATAAGGATTAATTGGTGGAGGCGGGGGGATTCGCACCCCCGTCCTGTTAACCGTTTGACTTGTTTCAACGAGTTAATTTATTTATAATACCAGCTTACCAACCAAATGTCAAGCGTTATTTTCATACAAATCTCTACATTCTATTAGGTAATCTGTGTAATTGTCACGATGTTCTACGAAAAGTTGTGGTTCTTCGTCTTGTACACCTATAATAATTACGCTTTGGTCTATTGGTATTCCTGTTCTTTCCTCAAACATGATGGCATAACCAGCACATTGAGCGAAATAATTCTTGATATATGACTTCTTTTTGAGTTTTGCGGATGTCTTAAAGTCAATAATTGACAATCTTCCCTCGAATTCAGCGATACAATCCGCCTGACCAGCGAGTCTTAGGTGGTCGCTGTACAAAAATTGTTCAATCGCGTGTATGTTATCTATCTTATCAAGGTAAAGGCGCATGTTATCAAACATATCTTCCTCTACAAAGGACAACATTTCAGTATCAAGTTCCTTATTATTAAGATAATCCTCACAAATACCATGAATTTTGGTTCCCCGAACAGACGATTGACGCGATATTTTGTTCGCTGTCTGTTCCCCTACCTTCTTTCTCCATGCTTTTATGGCGGGTTTTATCTTATATCCAAGAACGGTGGTGATAGAAGGGTATCTATCACCATTTTCCGTTACATATGTCCTCTTTCCCTCAAAATTCTCCCTCATTAACTGGGGAAAATCATGTTTTTTGTCAATATGTGTAAACATTATGTAAAAATCCTATAATTATGTGACCATTATACTAGCCTTTGAAGCAAATGTCAAGTACCATATTCCTCTTCATATGACATTCTCGCCATTAAGTACTCTTTTACTAGGTCTGACCTAACAATATCGTCTGTATCGAACTCTAAAGTCCTAAATGAAGGCATATTTTCAGCAATTACCATGAATTTCTGCAATCCACTTAAATCACCTCTCTTATATAGGTCTGTTTGTCTAAAGTCTCCGCAAAACAGTATTTTACTACTATGTCCCACGCGAGTTATGATTGAATTTATCTCCATATCATTCATATTTTGGCATTCATCTACTATAATAATTGAATTGTCTAGTGTAATACCCCTAACAAAAGATGTAATCATCCACTCTACATATTTTTGTTCCATTAATCTTTGAAATGATTGTTGTTTTTTGGGGAATAAATCTGAACACATGTCAATATATGGTTGCATGTAAACAGCGGTCTTTTCGGTTTCATCGCCCGGCAAATGTCCTATCTCTCTTGATGGCACAGCAGACCTAATGATAACAACTTTTTTATATGGGTTTCCTCTTTGTAAAACCTCCTCTAATGCTTTGTACAGAGCGATGTATGTTTTTCCTGTACCAGCACACCCATGCAGTAACATTGCTTTAGCATCTTTGTTATATTCTGAGAAAAAGTGTCCTTGGGTTTCTGTGATTGCATCGACTGTAATTAAATCCTCTATACGCATTTTTAAAGTTGATTTTTCCTTCACTTTTCTCACATCGGAATTTAAATTTTCGATTACTTGAAGGTTGGTTTTGCGTCTTGGCATTTGGTATCTCTCCAGATGGTTGATTGATAAATTTGAGTTCCATCATAAAGATTTCTATTACATAGTCTCTCCTCTTAGTGCTGATAATGGCAGAACTTCAGCAGACTGAATAATTCTGCGTATTTGTTTTTTACATGGGTCTGATATTATTTGATTGTCTAGGCAGTCAGACATTTTATCGATGACAAATTCTGGTTCTAGGGTGCGTAGGTCTTGCCTGACCCATTTTTTTGGGTCATCAAGATCATCGGATATGTTAAGACATAAAAGAACGATATAAATGTCCTCTTCTGTATATAAATTTATTCTGTATCCAGTAGGTTCCCATCTGTGTTTTTTAGGGAACTTCAGTATATTACTCATGTTAATAACTTCTTACCAACCTTGATACCATATTTTTCGTGACTCTCAATACAAGGATGGCCCCTTGGTAGTCTCTTAATGATGTTGCCCCCTAAAGGGTCAACCTTTGTTCCTATTATTATATACTTATCTATTTCTGATTCTAGGAAATCTATGTGAGAACTAAATTCTTGAGATTTTATATCAAAGTCAAACTGTTTTTCGTAAAATTCTGACTCAAAACGGTCTAACATGGGTATTAAGTAAAGTTTTATGTCATTTATTTTGCATAAATTGATAATACTGTATATTTCATGAAGAAAATAATAAAATAAAGTGAAAGTTCCTTTCAAGTCCATATACTTCCTAGCAAAGTCATTATCACCCCTTCGTTCATAGTCAGTAGCAACAACCATACTCCTAACTCCACCTTCTCTCGTCTTCCACATTTCCTGTCCACTTGTATTTTCACTAAATACCATTTCTCTAGCAAATCCAGTAAGTCCTACAACCACCGCTTCAGAAGATGATATATTTCCTTCTATGACATCATTAAAAAGTCTGCCTTTTATTTCGGTCATAGATGCACCATGTGTCGCGTGGTTAAAACATCTAACCTTCAATGTATTACACATGTATTGAGGCCATGCTAATTGACTTTCGAGTTTTATCTTCTTTTTAAATAAAAGTTCTCTGGATAATTTTCTTTTATAATACTGTTCAATAGGTTCATTTTTCTGTCTAGCCATCTGTTCTACTGGTATAGACATAGGACTACCCATTTCTTCATCTAATAATTCCTGTCCAGCAACAAAAGAACATCCATAGAAATGTAGTCCATCAACTTTTATGGTTTCATCATTATGATACTTTATCTCACGCACACTTTAACTCCATACTTCTTTTCAAACCTAGCTGCATCTTTTTCATCATTGACGATTGGTTCGCCCTTGATGTTCAAACTAGTATTTAGAAGGATAGGATGTCCACTATGTGTTTTCCATCTCCTTAACAACTTAGATAATCCGCTGTGTTGTTCGTCATTAACAGTCTGGACTCTACTGGTTCCATCTTTGTGTACTATGGCGGGAAACAGTTCTGGTTCT